ATTGCAAAAAAGGTAGGGAAAAACACACAAGCCCGCGCTGCGCTGGTGGTGATCATGCGGCATCATAGCGGATCACACATCCGTTGCGGGCTGGCTGTCACCTTGGATCACAGGGAACGCGGGACAAAATCAGGGGCAAGTTGATAGTGGCGGGGTGGGTGCCTCATGTGAACAGACGGTGAACACGCGGTGAACAGAAGGGGAACGGGGGACTTTTGCGGGAAGTATAACGTAATACCCTGACAGATTTTTCTGCCAAAATGAGCCTGAGACCCCTAGAGGTTATATCTCTAGAGGTCTGGCTCAACGTCAGTAGCTAAAGGAGCCAGAAGGGCTACCGACAGAGTTATGAGGACACCGATAGCACCACAGTGGCACCTACAGTCACATAAGGTAACCACAGTATCATATAGTTTATAACTAGAGAGAATAACCTCATTGTCTAATCCTTATTGTTATCACTCTCAGTATCTATAGTTATCTATAGTATCTATAGTGTCCTTTTTGTCCCTTTATACATCTAGTGCGTCTTAATTGATCCAGTTGGGCTTATGGGAGCCTTTTTCTCTTGTCGTACTAAAGGCATTGTCCATGTATGAGGTCAGTTGTTGCTTCATCCACTCAGACTTTATATCGTCTTCAGTGGCCTGTTGATCCGCAGACATCTGTTCTACCCAATAGGCAACTGCCATACTCAGAGCGTCTAGCCTATCGTCATGCCTCAAGCTTCCCTTTTGGTAACTCACGCGGGTCATTTGATACACTAGGCTCTTATGTAACCTGTCGTGACTGTCGTACTTCTGGATGGTCTTCCAGTCACTTTCGATAACGCTGGGGTCAAACACAAGTCTATGTCGAGCCATCACAGGCTCTATAGTGTCGATGATCCTACGTTCCTTCTGTGTGGAGTGTCGTACTTCTTCCATCATACAAGGGTGAATCTTGTTAAGAACTGGCTGAAGCATCTTGGTGTACATACCGTCACCAAAGTTACTCTCGACAATCACATGGTTCACATTGTGTTTCTTAGCGATGTAGCTGAGTTCTGTGAGGGTATCGTCATCATAACCACCTTGGATACCACCACAGGCAACCACGAACTGGATAGAGTTAAGCATCTTGACTACTGCGTAACCTGTCTCATCCTTACCTCTACCAGAGGGGTCAATAGACATCACACAGCCTGTGTACGGAGCGAATGTCTCCCCGATGTTCATCGGTGGGTACATTCTATCGCCACTCATAGCTACATTAGTAAGCTCATTGAGAACCTTGTCCTCATTCGGCCCCCAAGCGACCTTCAGCGGCCCTTCTTCTGGATCACAAGCCATGATGACTAGATCGCGTACCTTCAATGGGTAACGCTCTGTGTCAGATAGCTGGGTGTTCAACTGGAACTGCATAGCGAAACCAGACTTACCGTAGGAAGCTTCACGCTCTAACAGGTCTTGGTTGTCGAATCTGAGGGGGTCTGTAGGGTCACCAGCGTTCACACCCTTGAGTGTCTTGAAGTAAGGGGCTAATGCACCACCGTACTTAACTGTCTGGTCTTGTGTTGGCATCCTAGCGGGCCAGATGCGTGTCTCGTAGCCTCTATCTTCCATCTTGTTGTACAGACTGTCCTCACACTGAGGTGTACCTAGATACAATATCCGGCTTTCATCGTCTGGCTTCAAGATAGCATCGAACTCCTTGACCAACTCAGAGAGCTTATCGCGCATCTGTTGTGTCGCAGAGTTATTAAGTACCTCAATATCGTCAGCAATGATGAGATCAGCGCGGGAGCCTGTTAGCTGCCCTGTGATACCCACAGACTTCACTGAGGGGCTGTGAGAGGCTTTGGCTGGTGCTACGTCAAAAGCTATCTTAGAGTTACGCTGGTCACCAGAAGGGATCAGGTACTCTAGTCCGTCTAGCTCTTGGATAAGTCTCTGCGTAAACGTAGAGAACTGATCGGCACGATCCTTAGACGCTGATACAACTAGGATTTTCTCTTCGGGGTCACAGAGTAACCGCCAGACTACATAAGCGGATGTGATGTGGCTTTTGCCTACACCGCGAAACGCTTGTACCATAGACCGCTTGGGGCCACTCATAATATACTTTGATATGTCTTTTTGCACTGGTGTAGGGTCTGGTAGCCCTAGGTGCATATGTACTAAATGAAGGAATGTTCTGAAATCTGATCGTATCTTTCTATGATACTCAGTATCTGGGATCGTAACAGCCATGTTCGCGTAACCTCTTCTGGCTCGTAGGAGCCGCGTACAGCCACTTCTTCCCTTCTGGGCTACATGGGTAGCGCAGGGGGTCTCAGAGGCGGCTGTACGGGCTTCCTAGAGGGTTTATTCTTGTTGTTGACAGAGTATAGCGGCTAATTCTTCCGCTCTCTTACCAACTTGACGGGCATAACGTGAATCTAGGAGTTCTTTGGCTGCTAGTTCGTATTGACCCGCTTCAATAGCTCCAAGCATAAGTTGAAACTTCATCAATCTACTGATCCCCATGTTGAAACAGAGGTTCACTAAGGTCTCTTGGACTTCTGTTGGTAAGGTCTCAAAGTAATTTAGGCGTTCCATGAGTTCATTGAGGCATATTTCTATGTCCTCATCGAGCATCTGCATGGCTGTCTCTTTAGAAATTCCTCTGTCTTCGATGTTTCGACCTACTCCCAGCGTTAATTTACCCGCTGTACATTTATAAGGGAGTAATTTTAGACCTTCATGGCGTATCAGAGTGTTTCTGAGGCGTGTTATGTTCATTTTTTAGGAAAACCTTTTTTCATTGCTGAATAGGCTTTTGCAGATACTGTGCTTTTCGCTTTGGTGTTTGATGTGCCAGCTTTTTTCTTGGCGTTGATGTTGGCGTAAAGACCTTTTTTCATTTAGAAACTCCTGATTTCTTTTCGTATGTTCTCAACGCCCCCATTCCCAAAAGACTGAGAACAAGAGGCATAAGTGAATCTAGTGGCAGTTCGGGAAGGGGTTTAGTCTGGACATCGAACACTGTCAGGCCAAACATAATGAACTGTTTAGCTACATATTCCCAGAATATAGCCAAGGCGCATGACATACCGATAAGTGGTCTCCAAGACCGCTGCATGATCCCACCGATGCCTGTGGCTGTAGATTTTGAATCTGCGAGGTTGATCTCCATCTGCTTGAGTTTTAGTTCGTTCTCAAGGGACTGGAGTTTTACTTGGACTTGGGCTTTCTCTTCGTCACTTGTGTGTAGATCATCAATGATCTTACCCACAGAGCCTACAAGACCCCCTGATAATAGTTCTGTAATCATGTCAGTGTCCCTTTCTTCAAAGGTTCGCATTTCCAAGAGATAGCTTTCCAGCCAATCATGTACTCGTGAACTGCCGTTGCCATTTCCATAGCGCGGCTTTCGCATTGGTTATAAGTTATGATTGGGTGCCTAGTGTTCTCTAGTTCTAGACAACGCTGCGGGTCTGTTATGAGACACGCTAAGACAAGGACTTTGTACATTATAAAGCCCCCGTGAAAATCATCATAAATAGGATTAAACCAGCCAGTGCTACGCCCACACACGCTGCCCAATAGAAGGCTATGAGACAGCTATCTATAAAAGCTTCACGCTCACGGATTGCTTGTTTTCTGGCTTCTGCCCGTTGTTTCCTGACTTCAGCGCAATACTTGACATAATCAGGGTACATATTAGCCCGCCCGTACAAGTTCATCATTGATCTAAGCTCATCTTCTTTAGCTTTGATCTGATCCCTTGCTAGGAAACTCTCTAAGTCTGAGTTTGCTGGGTTATTTTTAGAACCGTCTTTGCGGGCTTGGTTATCAATAGCGTCTTTTGCGTTAGTAAAATCGGAGATAGCTTTCCCTGCGTTTGCAAGGTCTCTCCCGTTCTCCACACATTTTTTTAAAATAGAAAAAGCGGCATTAGCCGCCGCCAGTTCTGCCAGCATTTTGAGTACCCCGCTAATGCGTAAAGTTGGTCTCCTCATCGTTCTCACTGGCATCGAACATAGGAAGGGATGCTGCGAGGTTAGCCAGTGGGCTATCCTGTGCAGCTACTGCTTCAATTCCGTTATCCTTTAGGAATTTTGTTGCCACAGATAACTCTGCGGCTGTGGCTTCCCCTGATCGGACACGGCTCAAGAGTTCTTGAGCTATGCCTTCATGGAGATCACCAAGTGTTTTACTGGATGCTGCCATAGTTATACTTTCATTAATAACGAACTTGCGAGGCCAACGATGACTACCGTTGACCCCATGATTAGTGCTTCTAGTCGCCACAAGCGTTTATCAAGGGCTTCTAGTTTATCTCCGACAGCCTGATACCTTACTGCACATTCTTTTTCGTGTGCTTCCAGTTCTATGGCTACTCTGAGTTCTGGTGTGATTGACTGTTCCATCTTCATGTCTTTAGATTAGCAGCTTTGATTTCAGCAACCTTTGTTTGCCAAGCATCTAAACCGTTCTCTGTGATGTACTCAACCTGACTAGCTAGTGAACCGTATGCAGCTTGTCTTGCAATAAGCCACGCTGGTCTGTCATCAACATATTCTTCTTCCTCAACAATAGGCTCAGGTTTAGCCGAGGCTGTGGAAGTAAA